CAATATTCCCCTCATCCTGAAAAAACTCATCTTGCTCATCTGTAGGCATCTGAGCAAAGGTCTGGAAGTGGTTCTCGCCACAGCAACTAAACCGCACTTTCTCCCCCCCACAGTAGCAGCAATACTCGGTGCTGTCTTCCATCAATTCATCTTTAGTCATTTCATTCTCCATGTATCAATTAAATTACAAAAATACGTAGCGTTAAATAAAAAAGTGTGCTGTCCTATATAGTAAAGATTTTTCAAATTAGGATTACAAAAAGTTGTAGCGTTAAATAAAAAAGTGTGCTGTCCTATATAGTAGAGATTTTTCAAATTAGGATTTCCGGTTGGGCAAAAAAGAATCATGCAGCGCGGGGTTCATGGCTTCAACCATGCCCAAAACGTCAAGCAGACGAATTACCGACGCGCTAGGCGTGCGGGTGCCGTTTACCCATTTGCGCAGCGTAAAAATGGGCACGCCTAAGTAATCGGCGGCTTGAGTTTCGTTCAAGTCCAGGCGTGCCATAAGGCCGGTAAATAGCGGGTTGCTGGTGGTGGTCATGGTGTAGGCTTTCAAGGCGGTAAAAAAGCCCGTAGGGTTTGACCTACGGGTTACGGGTTGCGGGTTTACGGGTTAGTCAGACCAGTAATTTAAAAGTAAAATAAGCGCGAAAATAAGAATTAAAAAAATCATTCGCGCAGCTCCTGATGCAGTCGGTCTACGTCTTCGGTTAGTTGTTCGACGGTGTTTTGCGCGTCACCTAGCTTGCGTTCTAAGTCGTGTATGCGAGCATAGAGTGCGGCGGCTTGGGTTTGGCCACGCATGTACGCCACGCGCTCAGCTTCATCGTTGACAATTTGTTTTAAATCAATCATTGGGTCATGTCCTCGCGGGTGAGTTGTGCAGCTTGTGCCTCCAATGCTTCGGCGCTGCGTTCGTGCTGGCGCACCCTTGTTTGGCTGGTCATTCATGGTTTAACGCTCCTCAAAATAGTGTGATTGTGCATAAGCTATCAACGTGGCTTGGCTAACGTCAAAATATTGGGTCCAAGGCGTGCCCCAGTCCTGATATTCAAGCCACGCTCGGCATGGCTGCCCATGGTGGTCCAGTTCACCCATAACACGAACGGCAGGCCCACCGGTACAGATTAATATTTTAAATTCGGCGGCATCAGTGTCACCACCTACAATATCCCAACTACTGCGCACTTCTACGCTCAACGCGTGCTCTTGTAGCGCTTCGCGTGCTTGGTCTTCGCTTTCATTGCCATTGGCCAAATCGGACAACTCAGCCCAGTCTTCGCGGTCCTGGTCGGTCAGATCGTGGTCGTCGGTGTCTTGGAATTCATCCAGGCGGTTGTAGTCCACCTCTAAGGCTTCGAGCATAGCCACAATTTCCGCTGCGGTTGAACGCGCAGTGTCCAGCGCGTGGTTCGTTTCAATTTCAATTGTCATAATAAATTTACCTTTACATTTTACAAAATAGGGGCTTGCGCCCCAACGGGTTACAGACTAGGCGACTTTGATGCCTAGTGGTGTCATGCCATCAAGCGCAGGCACTTGGGGAGTTCCACCGGCATACTTAGGCTTTGCCTCAGGCTCAGGCATGGCTTCAGGCTTTGCCTCAGGCTCAGGCATGGCTTCAGGCTTTGCCATGGGTTTGGTCATGCGGGTGTCTGCGCTAGTGCATGGGTCTGTACGCATGGGCATAACTACAGCGGTAAAGCCTGGGACACTTAGTACGCCTGAACCGTTACCATTTTGACCAAACCCAATACCATGGGTTTTAGTTGAGCTTAGTTCGAGATAGTCGCATAGCCCTTTATCGGCGTCTAACAAATACTGATTGTTGTAGTTAGCAGCTTGACCGGTGAGTGCCATTGATGGAATAACGCGGCAATAGTCGGGAAATTTCCCATCAATGGCCTGAGTGACCATTGATGTCTGATTTTGAAACCTTGCTTCGATTTTCCCATTGTAGGTCGATAAAACAATTTCAACGTCAACGCCACGCGCTACGGGTTTAATTTTCAGCATGGCGACAACAAAGTCACGCGGGATAATCGCGCTTACCGGCTCGATCATCAAGCCCGTGAGCTCCTCAAGCACGACATGCAGGCGGTGGCCATCAGTGGCAGCTAGTCGCGTTTCCGAGCCGTTGTGTTCCACCAGTACGCCGTTTAAATAATAACGAATGTCTTTTGTGGCCATGGCATGGGCTACGGCTTTGAGGTCTTTTTGTTTGATTGTAAAAGTGGTCATGATGATTTTGTCCTTAGGTTACGGGTTACAGTGAAAATAAAAAGCACGTTACAGCGAACAGGGCAGCGAGTGCCAGGCACGCACCCAGCGCTATCATTAGCCCATTGGGTTCACGTTCTACGGGTTGCGGGTGCATGTCAATGTACTTTAAAGAATGATCGAATTTTCTCATGGTGCTTTACCTTTACATTTTACAAAATAGGGGCTTGCGCCCCAACGGGTTACAGTGTGAAATCAGACAGGCCATTGGCGAAGCAAATGTCACCAGTGGTTAGTTTGTACAGTGGTTCCATACGTTTATGCAACTGGTTACGCGATGCGCCTAGGTATGCAACGCCGACAATGGTGCCGGCGTTAACCTGGCCATCAACGTTGATGATTGTGTTACTTACCATGGCTGTTTTGAACATGCCGTATTTAAGCGGGTTTTTTACGTAGTCGCTGTAATCGAATTTTCTCATGGTGCCTAGTCCTCTGGGTTACTGGTTACGGGTTACTGGTTATGCCGGTTTGTTTGGCATGGGTCTATTGTCAACCCTTGGGGTTTACTTGTTTGTCACCTATGCGACACCTAAAACAAATAGTTCGAGTAACTGGTTGCTTTGCATGGTATCCCGTTGGGTTCTGGTTTACCTTGGGTGTGACATTGTGACTTTATAAATGAACATCGGTTTTCAGGCATCTCGGGTTAAAAGACTGTTTCAATATATTGATTCAAAAAAGGGTCGCCTGCGCGGAGGCCAGTTGTCGCACCCATAGAAAACAGTGACCCATTGTGCCATAAACCCAATAACCCCAAGACCCCAAGGGTTGCCGGTGCGCTTATCTGTCACATTGTCACAACTGCATGAAACCAGTGACACAACGGGTTTACTGGTGCGCCTGGTGCGTTGATTCCTTGCGCTTGCGCTGGTGATACAGCGGGTCACTAGGTGCGTTTTAAAAGTGGCCAGAATTTGGAGGGGGGTGGGGGAGGGCCGACGGGGTGGATGGCCCAGGGACGTAGGCATCACGAACAAAATTTATAATTTTTAAATTGAATCAATAACCCAAAGGGTTCACTAGCACCACTAGCACCACTAGCACCACTAGCACCACTAGCACCACTAGCACCAATGGCACAGGTAATGCCATTGACACGCGTGCGCAACCTTTGTGATAAACTCAATGTCACTATGGACATATCGAACATTGAATCCGTAGGCGCAGATGTCACAGTTAGCGAACATGTCAAAATGCCCAACTGGTTGTCTGTGCCCGATCCAGCCCCGCCAAAGCGCAGTGCCCCAGCACGCCAACTCGCATTGACACAATTTGAAGCCGTGTTCCCTAGAGTGATGGACATGGTTGCATCAGGCTATGACCTGACCAAAGCACTCGACGATCTCCAACTTACACTCGACTACGGTGCATTCAATCGATGGGTTAAAAAAGACCCAATGCGACACGAGCAGTTGAAAGATGCGCAGGAGTTGCGATCAGAAGTGTGGGCTGACAAAATGATGCGCCACGCCATGGGTGACTATGAGATGGAGGACGTCAACAGGTCCAAACTTGTGGTAGACACATACAAGTGGCGTATTGCTGCTGACAATAGGCGCAAATACGGCGCGACTACGCAGGTTGAGTTTGGTGGGAGTATCTCGGTTATTACAGCGTTAGAAGACGCCCAACGTCGAGTACTGGCTAACGTAATCGACATCACACCTACAGAAAGTGAAGACTGATGCAGAAGCCCATATACAGTGCTGAGGAGGAGCAGTTGGTTATGACGCAGTTGTGGTCCCCACAGATTGCAGATAACCCAGAGTCTTTTGTATTGTTTGCGTTTCCTTGGGGCAGGAAGAACACGCCGCTAGAGAAGTTTAAAGGACCGCGTGCATGGCAGCGTAAAGCACTGCGCGAGATTGCTGAGTTTATTCGGGTTAACAAAGACAGAATCGCGCACGATGAGTTGATTGAGGCGTTGCGTAAAGCCGTGGCCAGTGGTCGTGGTGTAGGGAAGTCGGCACTGGTGTCGTGGCTGGTGTTGTGGATGCTGTCCACTCGCATAGGCAGTTCTGTCATTGTGAGCGCTAACAGCGAGACGCAGTTGAGAACAGTGACCTGGGGTGAGTTGACGAAGTGGGCGACCATGAGTATCAATGCCCACTGGTGGGAACCGTCGGCCACCAAGCTGGCACCCGCGTCGTGGTTGACGGCACTGGTAGAGCGTGACCTGAAGAAGGGCACACGGTACTGGGGTGCTGAGGGGAAGTTGTGGAGTGAGGAGAACCCTGACTCTTACGCCGGTGTCCACAATATGGACGGGATGATGGTGATATTTGACGAAGCGTCGGGTATCCCAGACTCGATCTGGGCGGTGGCAGCAGGCTTCTTTACCGAGAACATATTGGACAGGTACTGGTTGGCGTTTAGCAACGGGCGGCGTAACACTGGGTATTTTTACGAGGCGGTGGACGGTAGCAAGCGGGAGTTTTGGTCAAGTGACAAGATTGACGCCCGTACCGTCGAGGATACGGACAAGTCGATATATGAGCAGATCATTGCCGAGTACGGCGAAGACTCGGACGAAGCACGCGTTGAGGTCTACGGTGAGTTTCCTAAGAGCGGTGATGACCAGTTCATCATGCCCTCAGTGGTGGATGACGCCATGAGGCGGCCACGCTACAAAGACATGACCGCGCCCATAGTGGTAGGCGTTGACCCAGCCCGTGGGGGCATGGACAGCACGGTTATTGTGGTGCGCCAGGGCAGGGACATACTGTCGATCAAGCGCTACAAAGGCGACGACACCATGACCACCGTGGGTAACGTGATTGAGGCCATCGATGAGTTTAAACCGTCGCTGACTGTGATTGATGAAGGTGGGCTTGGCTACGGGATACTTGACAGATTGACCGAGCAGCGTTACAAAGTGCGTGGGGTCAACTTCGGATGGAAAGCCAAGAACCCTATCATGTGGGGTAATAAACGGGCTGAGATGTGGGGTGCAATGCGAGACTGGGTTAAGACTGCATCAATCCCGCAGGACCGACAATTGAAAAGTGACCTGATTGGACCGACTAAACGTCCCAACTCAGCAGGCACCATCTTTCTTGAAGGTAAGAAAGAAATGAAGTCCCGTGGGCTGGCGTCACCAGATGCCGCCGATGCGCTGGCTGTTACATTCGCGTTCCCTGTAGCACATCGCGAGTACAATTCGCGCAACGAAACCCGACGAGTTAGTGGGCAGAACGGTATTGCAACTTCATGGATGGGCAGTTAATTATGGCTACAAAACCTGGACTTTATGCGAACATTAACGCCAAGCGATCACGTATCGCAGCAGGCAGTGGTGAGAAAATGAACAAGGTTGGTAGTGCTGGTGCGCCTACAGCCAAGGACTTTAAAGAGTCTGCTAAGACCGCTAAACCTCAAAAATCAGCCAAAGGGAAAAAATGAGCCTCCAAGCCATGCAGGACTGCGCCGTTATCGAGCCAGATGTTGAGACACACGAGTTGTTTATTATCCCGCCAGGCGACAAGATGGAGACTGGCATTGTCATCTCAACTGGTCCACAATGTGAAGACATCAAGGTGGGCGACCGTGTATACTTTGGTGTAGGTCAAGAATTTAAGCACAGCGGTAAAGGCTATGTGGTCATCCGCGAAGCGCACGTTTTAGGGGTTTTGGAATGAAAGACGTTACCGGCATGGTTGGTGCTGCAAATGTGGCTAACGGTGGAAAGTCCAGTAAAACCGACTCTGACGTGTTGGCCACTGCTCGTTCACGAATGACTGCCGCCATTGGTGCGCTTTCCGACTCTCGTGAAGACGAAATTGACGACTTGCGGTTCTATGCTGGCTCCCCAGATAACCACTGGCAGTGGCCTACCGATGTATTAGCTACTCGTGGTGCTGTGCAGGGTCAGACGATCAACGCACGCCCTACGCTGACCATCAACAAGCTGCCGCAGCACGTTCGCCAAGTCACAAATGACATGCGTCAAAACCGTCCCGGCGCAAAAGTAATCCCTGTAGACGACAAGGCCGACGTAAAAGTGGCTGAAATCTTTAACGGCATGATTCGCCACATTGAATACATGTCTGACGCTGATGTGGCATATGACACAGCTTGTGAAAACCAAGTATCGTATGGTGAAGGCTACATTCGCATATTGACGGACTATTGCGACGATGACACGTTTGACCAAGACATTAAAATTGGCCGCATTCGCAACAGTTTTTCTGTCTACATGGACCCTACGATTCAAGACCCTACTGGCTCAGACGCCAAGTGGTGCTTTATTACCGAGGATGTGGCTAGGGACGACTTTGAGCGCATGTATCCCGACGCAGCGCCCATCACATCGATGCAGTCAATGGGTGTTGGCGACCAATCAATATCAAACTGGCTAACTGAAGACTCTATTCGCATTGCTGATTACTACTACGTCGAGTACGAAAAAGCAACTTTGAACATGTACCCCGGTAACACTACGGCGTTTGAGGGAAGTGAAGACGACAAACTGCTACGTTCAGCATACGGTAAACCAAAGCAGACGCGTCAAGCTGACCGCAAGCGGATTAAATACTGCAAAATTAACGGATATGAGATTCTTGAGCAAAACGAGTGGGCTGGCAAGTGGATTCCAGTAGTTCGCATTGTTGGCAACGAATTTGAAGTAAATGGCCGTTTGTACGTTTCTGGGCTGGTTCGCAACGCCAAAGATGCACAGCGCATGTACAACTACTGGGTGTCCCAAGAAGCTGAGATGCTGGCTTTGGCACCTAAAGCACCGTTTATTGGTTACGGTGGTCAGTTTGAGGGCTATGAGGAGAAATGGAAAACGGCAAACACAACTAATTGGCCGTATTTGGAAGTCAACCCTGACGTTACAGACGGTCAAGGCGCTTCACTACCACTGCCCACTAGAGCCACTCCACCAATGGCGTCTTCTGGTCTACTGCAAGCCAAAGCAGGCGCTGCTGAGGATATTAAGGCTACCACTGGTCAATACAACGCATCGCTGGGTGAAGGCGGCAATGAACGCTCAGGTAAGGCAATTCTCGCGCGTCAGCGTGAGGGTGATGTCGGCACATACCACTACGGTGACAACTTAACCCGTGGTGTTCGTCATATCGCAAGGCAACTAATTGACCTAATCCCTAAAATTTACGACACCCAACGCATCACCCGAATTATTGGTGAAGATGGTGAAACGAAAATGGCCAAGATTGATCCTGACCAACCTATGCCTGTGCGTGAAATACGCGACGAGCAAGGCATTGTGATGGAGACGGTTTACAACCCAAGCGTTGGCAAGTACGACGTGGTTGCAACTACTGGACCTGGCTACGCTACGAAGCGCCAAGAAGCTCTTGAAGCAATGGCTCAGTTGTTGCAAGGCAATCCTCAACTTTGGGCGGTTGCTGGCGATTTGTTTGTTAAGAACATGGATTGGCCAGGTGCTCAGGAAATGGCAAAACGGTTTGCTAAAACCATTGACCCGCGACTTCTCAACGACGGTGAAAAATCTCCAGAGTTGCAGGCCGCTGAACAGCAAATGCAAGCTATGGGTCAGCAAATGGACCAAATGGCAGGCATGTTGGAAAATGTCCAAAATTCTGAAGAAGCTCGTAAAAACGAAATTAAAGAATTTGAGGCAATGGTTAAGGCGTATGCTGCTGAGACGCAGCGCATATCGGCTGTTCAGGCTGGTATGACGCCGGATCAAATACAAGACATTGTGATGGGCACAATTGCAGCAGCAATGGAAACAGGCGACTTAATTGGCGGCTCTCCTCAAATGCCTCCGTTAAAAACGCCTGACATGGGTGGTATGGGCAACGGTATGGGCAACGGTATGCACCAAATGCCTGATGGAAGCATGATGCCCGACTCGGAAATGCAGTCCCCAATGCAAGAACCTCCTCAAATGGGACAACCGTTATAATTAACTACACTTGTGTCAATAGTGCAGACAAGTTAAAATTCTCAACACTTTAGCTGTGTGATAATTGACAGTAGTGGTATATTTAAGGCATAAGGAGCCATCTCATGGAACTTTTGAACCCTCTAGCTGATGCGAGCTTTCCGGCAGCAACTGTTGCTTATACGGGCACGGCTGGCTCAACTGCCGCGTGGAATGCTGGTCCTCAAGGCGTTGTTGTTTGGTCAACGACCCCCGCATATGTTGTGGTGGGTGAGGGTGTCACGGCAACAACCTCTAGCACCCCCATTCCAGCTTTTACCCCAATTCCGTTTACGGTCCCCAATGGTACTGGAGCACCTTGGCGTGTTAGCGCAATTCAGGTAGGTGCCGCTGGTTCTGTTTACTGTAAGCCAGTAAACATCCGATGAGTTTCGGGGTTGCTCTCAGAAATGCTGTGTCAATTGGGCTTGGCGGCATCGCCACGCTATACTCAGGCACGATTGACGCCAGCTTGACAGTAGACAATCTACTGTCAGAATCTGAGGCAAACCTTGTTCAAGAAAATGGCGACTATATTCTTTTGGAGTAAATGAATGGCTGATTTGAAAATTTCCGCGCTGCCAGCAGCAACGACCCCGCTTGCAGGCACGGAAGTCCTGCCAATTGTTCAAGGTGGTAACACAGTTCAAGTGTCGGTTGATAATTTGTTACCTAGTGACAATACTACAGCAGACAATACACAGACGCTGACGAATAAAACGCTGGTAGCCCCTGCCCTTGGAACCCCAGTAAGCGGTAACGCATCTAGCATGACCGTAGACGGCACAGACGCTGTTGGTTTTCGCAACATCCCACAGAATAGCCAAAGCGCAGCCTACACCTGCGTTCTTGCAGACAATGGAAAGCACATTTTTCACCCGAGTGCAGATACAACAGCACGTACTTTTACAATCCCAGCAAATAGCAGTGTTGCTTATCCAATTGGTAC